TTCCACCATCACCACCACCACCTAATCCACCACCAAAGAAATCACCTATCTTGCCAAAGTTTCCTACGCCGTCAGCACCGCCGCCTTTGAAAATGCTTCCTATTCCTTTGCCTAGATTGCTGAAAAAGCCGCCGCCACTGCTTGCAGCGCCACCTGCTCCGCTCGTTGCTGCACTTGCCGCTCCGCCACCTAAACTACCAATTCCACTAAGAAGCTTACCTGCGCCATAACCGCCAAGACCGCCAGAAATAGCGCCAGCCAAGCCCTTACCTGCAACCACGTTTGTTGCAGCGCCGATTGCTCCAGCGATCAAAGGCCCAACGCCGGGGATAAAGTTAGCTAATGGGCCAGCAATAGGCGCTATCTTTTTAGCAACCTTTTTTATGGCTTTACCGATCTTTTTAAAGAAACCAAACTCTTCTAAGCCAGTAGAGGGGTTTAAGCTTGCAATGCCCATCGCAACCACATGGCGCTCTGGGTCTATATCCAGCTCGTTAAATCTATTCTCTACCGCCTCCTCAAACTGAGCGTCATCAAACATCTCTGGAGGCAGAACAACTTCGCCGGGTCTTAGGTGAGCCAGAACCGTGTCATCACCACGACCCTCAGCCGCAAGCATTTGAGCCTGTTCAGCCAAGGGCGCGTTAGCGGCGTCACCGAGCCTTTCGTACATTTCGCGCTCTACAGGATCTTCAGCGGACGCTTGCAAGCCAGAAAGCTCGTCTATCGCCATGCCTAGCTCAGCATTTTGCTCGCCAGCCATCATCTCTTGAGGCATCTCTTGAGGCATCTCTTGACCGCCTTCAGCCGCCATGAGTTGAGCAAGCATCTCAGGTGGTATCTCAGGTTCAACGCCGCCACCAAGGGCATACTGTTGAGGCATAGGCATCTCTTCGCCTATGAGATTCTGAATTCTGTTCTGAAGCATTTGATCCATTACGGTGTACTCACGGTTACTGACCCAACGGCTGACGTTATTCCCACGCCCGTTGGATAGGTTTGATGGCTGTATAAGTCTCTAAATCTAGTGCCATCAAAGGCTTGATGTATTTCGGTAGTAGTATTAAAGATAATACTGCCCGTTGCAAATTGAAGCTCGCTGATTTGGTCAGCGTTAAAGTGCGGAGAAATCGTTATATCCACAGCGCCAAGGTTTAACTCCAGCACTCGGATCAACCGATTAAACGTGCCTGAGTCTATCTTTTCTCCAGTTGCCAGAGGCAATCTTGTCTCAAGCAAGCGACTCACCTATCGTATACCGCTTTGTTGCAGATCTAGCCTTGTAGAACCAACCCGCCACTTGTAACCCAACTGGTTGCCGCTGGCGTTGTCATCATCCGACTCAAACCGCAACACCACCTGCCTAGCACGGCTACGCAAGCTGTTGATTGTACTGGTTTCGGTTACCTGAGTCGTTGAGTCGGTGGTTAATGACTGACCGGGGAAGTCTCGGCGCTTGAGCACAATATTCACGGGGGGAGATTTTGATATACCCGCCTGCTTGATAAAAGCCACGTCAGGTATGACTCTCTTAACGAAGGCAAAGTTCTCGCCGTCAGAAACGTCAAGGTCAGCAGACTCAATGAACACATTTGTCATTGGCTGAGTGTAGTCATCAAATCCCGTTTCGTGATCGAACAACAAGTTCAAGCTGTCATTGACGCCTGTAGCCATTGGCTGATCTTCAACGCCTGCGTCAAGCCATGCGTAGCGGATAAGCGAACCAATAGACCAAGTGTTCTCTTCGTAGTTGTAAATGACGTATCTGCTTATCTCACCAGTACCGTCCGTGAGGCTGGGGTAAAAGAACCACATCTCGCCAAATTCTGAGTTCAGTCCCATGTGACACTTAAACGCTTGACCAAGATCCAAGTCTTCAAAAACGTACTCTTGAACCGAGCACGGAAGCTTTTGAACTGAGCCGTTGTAGAAGTAAAAGCCAGTCTTAGAAGCGTAGTAGACGCCATTAGGCGCATTAACTGCTGCCTTTGGGCCGACCATGCCAGCGCCTTCATTGATTAGGTTTATGGCAAACGTCAATGGTGGCCCGATAAAATTCATCGAGTACAGGCTGGTATCAGTCCAGATCAATATTTCTTGGCGAGACTTCATACCGCCGACAATAAACGACCCACTTGACAGTCTGACCGAGCCAGCACTGTTGGTTGCTAAAGGTTCAAACTGAAGATCATCTTCAGATGTACTGAACGCCACAAGCATGGGGTCAATAACGCCCGTCCTAGAGCTTCCTGATATTGGGTCTGCACCAAGTACGATAAGGTGTCTGTCGGTTTCGCTGGTGATTACCTGCAAGCCAACGGTAGGCACTAGGTTCGCGCCAGAAACGCCAGACAAAAGAACAGCCCTAACACTTGTCCCACTGTTTTCTAGCCAGCGGAATATGCCAGCACCGCGTGGGCAAATGATTAGGTTTTCACCAAAGTTGTCGTGAGTCCACAAGCGTAGTTGGTTTACAGCAGACACTGAGCTTGCAGAACCAAAGGTGCCTGCACCCCAAGCTCCAACGCCCCAACCTGTTCCTTGAACGTAAGTGTCGAGGCCAACATTTATTTGATAGGAGCCGTCTACACCAGAACCACCATTGCCTGTATCGCTGCCGTTGGCAGTGACTGTAGCGCCAGTAGTGTCCTTTGCAGTGATTGTGTAGGTGTTCGCGGTGAGAACTAAGTCGATCTCGTATTCTTGGTTTAGCACGGCAGCAGTAACCAAACCGCCCAGTGAAACTGCGCCAGAGATTGTTACGAAATCATTATTTACTGCGCCGTGCGTAGCGTCAGTCACTGTAATGGTTGAAGAGCCATTGGTAGCGGCGAAAGTTATGCTGTTAGTAGAGGTCTTGCGAATGGGCGTAACATCATAATAAATGTCACCATCTTCGATGTAGTATTTTACCGTGGTGCCAATACCAAGGTATTTTGTTGCCGCTAGAGAGATCCAGCTATGTAGCGCACGACCCGCACCAAGAAAGGTTTGACCGCCACGCTTGTACCAGCCGCCCATTTTTTCTGCGCGGCCTTTTCTGAATCTTATTAAGTTTCCGTCAACCCAGCCGCCAGATGCGGCGTAGTCGGTTTCTTCTTTATTGATTCCCGGCTGAAATTCTACTTTGGATAGTGCCATTAGACATCTATGCCAACCGTATGATTGCGCCAGTGGCGGTTGGTGATGGGAAAACCACCGTAAAATCGCCAGCGGTAGAGGTCTTGTCACCACCAAAGTCTATTGCACAAACAGCCTTGTCAGAGTTGGTGTCATTATAGATCATGCAGCCACGGGCAGTGACTGTTGCCGTGCCAAAAGTAAGGTCGGCAAAGTCGCATACTGCGGTGGTGCCACTCAATACTGGGGTGATGTTTGTTAGCGCATTACCACCAGAGGTGTAGTTTGTGCCACTGGCTTGGCCTGTGGTCGTGAACGCCGTGGTAGCTGCGCCTAGTGTTGCGCTTGAAGTGTACAGCGCAAGCTTAAAACTGTTGCCAGATGACGCAGTAAAGTTGTGAGTACCGACAAGAACTTCTTGCTTGAAGGATGAGCAAACCGCCGAGGTAATAGCCATATCAAAGCTCCTTAATAATATTAGCCATGTCCTCATGGCCTTGTGCGCTTAACATTCCCCGTATTGTAACGCGATCTGAAGCAATTGCACTCTTAGTTCCCGCCAATATTACTTCATAAATGAAGGATCGGAAAGCCAAGGCTTGCTGCCTGACGTGCGGTTCTGCATTGGCAGACACCGATACAATCTTGTTTGTGATCTGCTCAGCCCAAAACTCAGGGTCATGGCCCTTGTTGTTTGTTGTTGAAACCATCACGTTGCCGATTTCAAAAGTTCCGTTACCTGACATATCTAGCCCTTATATGGCTCTGGAGCGCGGGGCAACTCAGCCATCTTTATATTGTATTTTTTGATCATCTCTTCGGTTTGCGAGCGAGGGCAGATGAGCCACTCATCGTCTTCTGATGACAACGCGACCAGCGGATCTTCTAGCCTGTGGTAACCGTAAAGCCGCTCATGTGGCTCTACATTATAGTCCAGCAAAGATGACCTTGGAGATACGCCTACTTTGATGCCTGCACTGATGCACTTGGATAGCCAGAACTCAACACAAGCCCTGCCAGCTTCAGCAAAGTGCAGGTTGTTTCGGTAAGAGAAATCAATGCCAAAAAGGTCTATTTGATCGACCTCAGACCACAAAGCAAAGGCTACAGTGAAGGCGACAGTGGTGTTGAAATAAGCCGTCTTGAACTCCTGCATAACCTCATGCAAAGGATATTCGACAACAACAGGAACTCGCTCATCTAGGCCGCAGGAATATATTGGTTTATCAAAGGTGGGGAGAACTCTACGCATAACGTCTGTTTGAGCGCCAGCGTCATCCGAATCAAGAAACCGCTCCATCGGGTCAAGAATGAAGGCTCTATCGCAGTCGAATACCGAGATGGCGGAGTTAATACACCACACCTCATCCCACTGCATACTGTTTTCAACGCCAATGACGTAGTCGATCTGAGAAGCTCCCAGACCAATAATTGCTATTTTCTTACCTTTAAGCTCTTTTATTTTTTCCAATTAAGTTACCCCTGTACGCAATAAGTCATATCTGAATTCGTCACGGGTATTTCGGCCTTCACTCAGATTCTTCATCCGAGCCATAGCTTCCTTAAACCGTGCTTCAAATTGAGCAATCACGTCAGGAGTTTCTTTCAAGAAAATAGCGCCCTCGACCAAGGTGCCGTAAAGCAGCGGGTCAGGGTGGTCTGTTGATAACAAAGTTGTACCGCTATCCGCGCCAGCAGTCAGTGACGCTGGCTTGTATAGGTAGTGCAACTCAACCGTATAATTTGAATTGGGTACAGGGGCCATCTCAAACGCCGACTGGTCAAACAAGCTGTAATACTTTGGCTTGCCAGTCGTTGTCGATGTTGGGCTGTATTCCTTCAAAAAAGACGGGTGCTTAAAATCCAAATAAGTGTATTTGTTGTCGCTATCAATCACTGCCAATGAAAACGGAGCGTAAAAATCAGTTGGCGTTGCCAAAAACCGATTACCCGAAGACGCCGCTCCAGTTACGTTTTTGCGTTGCTCAGGGAGCTGCACAGACTTAAAGATGCGACTCTCAGCCTCTTGGATAAATGTATCCAACTGGCTAGTAAACGCTGTCTCTGACACCTGCAAATAATCTTGCACCGCCGTCTTCAAAGTTGAAAGAGTAAAACTCATGACGTGGTTACCTCCACAGCGCCTACATTAACTGAAAGTCCAAAAGTTTGCAAAGTTGTGCCTAATTTACCAAGGCCAGTGTTCGTGTAAACACTGAAAAAATTATTGTCGTTACCGCCAGCCGCTTGGTCTGGCCTAGAGATCTGTAAAGCCTCTGGGTCTACAGGGCTTGGCTTGGGCATAAGCTGCGGGTGCTTTGGCGACCACTGGTCAGGCCCAACAAGCAAACCGTCCCACATCATCTTCATGTCTTTTAGGCGATAGCGAAAACCTGTGATGTCACAGATTCCATACGCTCGATGGTTGGATGCAAAAGCCATTACCCTAAGTTGTATCCGCGCAGATCAGGTGCAATTCTAAACGAAACCCTGTCTTGGTCTTGGCTCAGCGCCCTCTCAAACTCTTCTTCGTACAATTGCTTGAGCATAGATACTTTCTCAGGCGCTCGCTTGAGTGCCAGATAATAAGCAAGGCCAGCAGCCAAGCACGGGTAAAACCGAAAAGGTATTTGCAGGGTGTTTGCCCCAGCGTCTGCGTCATCCATGCGACTCAAGACGTTTAGATACAGCTCGTACTTGGAGCTTTGATCTGGTGCAGGCC